CGATGCCCTGCGCGCGCTGCCCTATCTTTTCGACGTTTGGGCACACCCTCATCAGCTCCCGCCGGACGGGGATTGGCGGACCTGGGTGATCCTTGGCGGGCGCGGCGCAGGAAAGACGCGCGCAGGGGCCGAGTGGTTGCGCGGCCAGGTAGAGGGCAGCACCCCTCTTGCGGCAGGCCCGGCGGAACGGCTGGCCCTGATTGGTGAGACCTACGATCAGGTGCGCGATGTGATGATCCAGGGGGATAGCGGTCTTTTGGCCTGCGCACCGCCAGATCGTAGACCGATGTGGAAGGCCAGCGAGCGCAAGCTCATTTGGGCGAACGGGGCGATGGCTCAGGCCTTTTCTGCGAGCGATCCCGAGGCCCTGCGCGGCCCTCAATTTGATGCTGCCTGGGCAGATGAGCTGGCCAAGTGGAAAAAGGGACAAGATTGCTGGGACATGCTGCAATTTGCCTTGCGGCTTGGCCAGAACCCGCAGGTCTGTGTCACCACAACGCCGCGCAACGTGGCCTTGTTGCGTGGACTTCTGGCGCTGCCCTCTACCGTGCAAACACGTGCGGCCACCGAAGCGAACCGTGCAAACCTGGCGCCGTCATTTCTTTCCGATGTGCGCGCCCGCTATGCAGGCTCACGCCTTGGACGGCAGGAACTGGATGGAGAGCTGTTGGAAGATGTGCACGGCGCGCTGTGGAGTGCTGCGCAGCTGGAAAAGCTGCGCAGAGAGGCGCCGCCGCCCCTCAGCCGGGTTGTGGTCGCAGTCGACCCGGCCGTGAGTGCGGGCAAAGCCTCGGACGCTTGCGGGATCGTTGTGGTCGGGGCCGTCACGGACGGTCCCCCACAAGATTGGTGCGCCTTTGTGCTGGAGGATTGTACGGTGCAAGGCGCACAGCCCCTGGCCTGGGCCCGAGCAGCCATTGCCGCGCGGGATCAGTATTCTGCAGACCGTTTGGTGGCTGAGGTAAACCAAGGGGGCGCCTTGGTGGAAAGCGTGCTTCGGCAGGTGGATCCGCTTGTGCCCTTTCGCGCCTTGCATGCCGCCAGGGGCAAAGGAGCGCGGGCCGAGCCGGTGGCGACACTTTATGAACAGGGGCGTGTCTTCCACCTATCGGGCCTTGGGGATCTTGAGGACCAGATGTGCCAGATGACTGCGCGTGGCTATCAGGGGCAGGGCTCTCCGGACCGGCTTGATGCAATGGTCTGGGCACTTCACGAGCTGATGATCCGGCCAGCCTCCGATCTGAGGGTCCCACGTGCGCGGATGCTCTGATTGATCCGCTGCGGGTGTTGCCTGTGTGGCGGGCGGGTGAATGGGCGGATCTTCATGTCCGGCTGTCACAACTGTTCCCAGCAAAGGGCGCAGTCGCGTCGATCAGGAATGAGGAGTGCAGCATGGTCTTTGACCGCCTGCGGCGCAGAAAGCAGCCGATGCAGCAATCGGCCCCGCACCCGCCAGAGCGCAAGGCCAGCGCTGCCGCGCGGGTTGCGAATTGGCATGACCGTGGGGGCGTAAACTGGAGCCCTCGCGACACCGTCTCACTGACGCGCAACGGTTTTGCCGGAAACCCGGTGGGTTTTCGTGCGGTGAAGCTGATCGCCGAGGCGGCGGCAGCCTTGCCCCTGATCCTGCAGGACAGCGCGCAGCGCTATGAGACGCATCCGATCCTATCGCTGTTGGCCAGGCCAAACCCGGCGCAATCGCGCTCTGACCTGATGGAGGCGCTGGTTGGTCATCTTCTGTTGTCAGGCAATGCCTATGTTGAGGCGGTCGCCACCGAGGAAGGCCTTCCGGGTGAGCTGCACGTGCTGCGCCCTGAGCGGATGAGCGTGGTGCCTGGCGCCGATGGCTGGCCGGTGGCCTATGATTATGCGGTCGCTGGGCGCAAACATCGCTTTGCCGCCGCGGGCGCGCGACGTGCAATCTGTCATATTCGCAGCTTTCATCCGCAGGATGATCACTATGGGTTCGCGCCCATCCAGGCGGCGGCCCCCGCTGTGGATGTGCACAATGCGGCCTCACGCTGGTCCAAGGCGCTGCTGGACAATGCCGCGCGGCCCTCTGGGGCGCTGGTCTGGTCTGGAAGTGACAGTCAGGGCATGCTGACGGAGGATCAATTTCGTCGCCTAAGTGAGGAAATTGAAAGTAACTTTCAGGGCGCTCGAAATGCTGGGCGGCCGATGGTTCTGGAGGGAGGGCTTGATTGGAAGCCGATGGGGTTTTCGCCCTCCGACATGGAGTTTCAAAAGACCAAGGAGGCCGCCGCGCGGGAAATCGCCCTGGCCTTTGGTGTACCGCCGATGCTCTTGGGCCTGCCGGGCGACGCGGCCTACGCAAATTACCAGGAAGCGAACCGCGCCTTCTATCGCCTGACCGTTCTGCCCTTGGTCTCGCGCGTGGCGGCAGTTCTGTCGGACTGGCTGTCGGGTTTCAGTGGCGAGGCGCTTGAGCTGCGCGCGGATCTGGATCAGGTCTCCGCCCTGTCCTCCGAACGGGAGGCGCAATGGCGCCGGGTGTCGCAGGCAGATTTCCTCAGCAAGGATGAAAAGCGTCGGCTCCTTGGCCTGCCGCCCTTGGACATGAGGGATTGTGATGCCTGAGATGCAACTTCCCCCCTTCGATTGCTCGCCTGGTCTGCGTCTGTCGGCCCATGAGCGGGTGACGGAGATCCACAATCAGGCGGTCAACCGGCGGCTTGAGAGGATCGAGCAGATGATAGAGAGGCTGGAAAAGCGGCTTTGGCTGACGGTCTATGGCGTTGCAGCCGTCATTTTGGCGCAGGCATTTCAGTCCTTTCTGGTCGCACAATAGGACTGGAAAACAGTGCAGTAAAAGGAACACTTCATGCAGGCGCAGCTTGAACTTGAACAGAAATTCGCGGGCAGTGACACGGGGCTGCAACTGGAAGGTGACGATGTCATTCAAGGCTATGCCAGCCTGTTCGGCGAAATTGATCAGGGCGGTGATGTCGTGATGCCGGGGGCCTACGGGGCATCGCTAAGCGCCCTTGCCGCGCGAGACTGCAAGGTGAAGATGTTGTGGCAGCATGACCCTGGTCAGCCCATTGGGGTTTGGGATGAGGTGCGAGAGGATGCCCGCGGCCTTTGGGTCAAAGGGCGGGTTCTGACCGAAACGCAGCGCGGAGCAGAGGCGGTATCGCTTATCGCAGCAGGCGCCCTGGATGGGCTGTCGATCGGCTACCGTACGGTTCAGGCTGCACACCATGAGGGGGGCGGGCGAAAGCTGACCGAGCTGGACCTGTGGGAAGTGTCCCTGGTGACCTTTCCCATGCTCGCCACCGCGCGGGTTGCGGCGAAATCGACCTCCGAGACGGAAGCCGTGTTGCGCGCCCTTGCGGCCGAACTGCGCGGCGCGCGGGATACGTAAGACCTCAAGGAAACAGGACAACAAATGAGCAAACAGGAAATCCCGGCCCTGGCCGGAGATGCGGTGCCGCTGGTGCAGGAAGTCCGTCAGGCCGTTTCCGGCTTTGTCAAAGACTTCAGGGGGTTCCAGGGTGAAGTGCAGGCGAAACTAAAACAGACGGAAGAGCGAATGACCATGCTGGATCGAAAAACTCAGGTGGCGGCGCGCCCCCATCTTGCCGCTGGCGAGGAGATCGGCGCCCCCCATCAAAAGGCATTTGGCGCCTACCTGCGCTCGGGCGATGAAGGGGCGTTGAGGGGCCTTGAACTGGATGCAAAATCCCTGTCGGCATCGGTCAACAGCGATGGTGGCTATCTGGTCGATCCGCAAACTGCCGATACCGTGAAGTCGGTGCTCCAGTCGACGGCGTCGATCCGGGCCGTGGCCTCGGTGGTTAACGTGGAGGCGACGTCTTACGACGTGCTGATTGACCATACTGACATTGGCGCTGGCTGGGCGACGGAGACCGACCCGAGCGGAGAGACCGGTACGCCCTCAATCGACCGCATCACTATCCCGCTGCATGAGCTGAGCGCGCTGCCCAAGGCCTCGCAGCGCCTCCTTGATGACAGCGCCTTCGACATCGAAGGTTGGCTTGCAGGCCGGATCGCCGATAAATTCGCTCGGGCCGAGGCGGCTGCGTTCCTGAGCGGCGATGGGGTGGACAAACCCACCGGCATCCTCAGCCATCCCACCGTGGACAACGACGTCTGGTCCTGGGGCAGCCTTGGCTATGTGGCGACAGGCGTCGATGGCGACATCGGCAATGGCGATGCGATCATTGATCTGGTCTATGCGCTGGGGGCTCAGTATCGGGCCGGGGCGTCTTTCGTGATGAACTCCAAAACCGCAGGCGTGATCCGCAAGCTGAAGGACGCCGATGGCCGTTTCCTGTGGTCCGATGGTCTTGCTGCTGGTGAGCCTGCGCGACTGATGGGTTACCCGGTGCTGGTGGCAGAGGATATGCCGGATGTCGCCTCTGGCAGCTACTCGGTGGCGTTTGGGGACTTTGCTGCCGGATATACCATCGCAGAACGCCCCGATCTGCGGGTGCTGCGCGATCCCTTCAGTGCCAAGCCTCATGTGCTGTTCTATGCGACCAAACGCATCGGCGGCGATGTCAGCGATTTTGCAGCCATCAAACTGCTGAAATTCGGCCTGAGCTAATCGCTTCGGGCCGATGACGGGGCCGGCAGCCCGGACCCGTCGGCGGGCGCATATCACCAACTCTTTGTCGTCCAGCTGCTCCCCCTCCGTCCGAGCGGCAAAGAGGATCTGCGCCCGCTGCAATGATCACACGAGGGGGGACACCGGCCTGGGGCCAACATTTGCGGGGAAGTGCGGAGAGATGAGATGATTTTGACCGAAGTGGCGCCAGTTCCGGACAGCGCTTTGCCGCTGGAGGCCTTCAAGGCCCATCTGCGACTGGGAACAGGCTTTGGCGAAGGCAACCTTCAGGACAGTGTTCTGATTGGGTTTCTGCGGGCGGCGGTTTCGGCAATCGAGGCACGCACAGGGAAGGGGTTGATCCGCCGGACATTCGAATGGGTCTTGCCCCGGTGGCGTGATCCGAGCAGAGCGACCTTTCCGGTGGCTCCGGTCGTGGCGATTTCTGCGGTGGTGGTTAAGGATGGCGCAGGCAGTCAAACCACTCTTGATCCCGGGCTCTACCACCTTGAACAGGACACCCATCACCCGAAGCTGCGGCCAGCAAGAGGCCATCTGCCGCTCGTGGCCAAGGGTGGCTCGGCAAAGATCACTTTTGAGGCCGGTCTTGCCACTCACTGGGGCGATCTGCCTGCCGATCTGGCTCAGGCGGTGCTGATGCTGGCTGCTCACTACTACGAATACCGTGAGGATACAGGGCTGCACGGCGGCTGCATGCCCTTTGGGGTCACCAGCCTGATCGAGCGCTACCGCGCGCCGCGCCTGTCGCTGAGGGCGGTGCAATGAGTGTTTCCGCGTCTGCACCGCAGCTGGTGCGTCAGTTGGTCCTCGAAGATCCTCAGCGCCTGCCGGATGGAGCAGGCGGCTATGTGGAAAGCTGGACAGCGCTTGGCACGCTCTGGGCCGAGGTGAGCGCCCTGAATGGTCGCAATGTAGATCAGCAGGGCGCGACCCTTTCGCTGCAGCGTTACCGGATCACCGTGCGGGCTGCGCCGGTTGGGTCCACCTCTCGCCCCCGCCCGGATCAGCGGTTCCGCGACGGAGAGCGGCTCTTTCGCATCGATGCGGTGAGCGAGGCGGATGCCCGCGGGCGCTATCTTACCTGTTTCGCGGTCGAAGAGGTGGGCGCATGACCTATGCCCTGTCCGAGGCACTGCAATCGGCGGTTTATCAGCATCTTGCGTCGAACCCGGGCCTCACTGCGCTGATCGGTGGGGATCTCTTTGATGCGCTGCCATCGGGCACCTTGCCGCAGACCTATGTGGCACTTGGCCCCGAAGAGGTGGAGGACCGTTCGGATGTCTCAGGCGCTGGCGCACGGCATCGTTTCACGGTCAGCGTCTTTTCCGACACCGCCGGGTTTTCGGCGGCGAAAGCCGTGGCTGCGGCGGTGTGTGACACGCTGATCGATGCGCCCCTCACCCTCACACGCGGACGGCTTGTGGGGCTGTGGTTTGAACGCGCTGCAGCCGAACGCCTGACCGATGGTGGGCGCAGCATTGTTCTGCGCTTTGCTGCGCGGGTTGAAGACGGCTGAGCGTTTAGAGCAAGGCGTAAGGCACTGTAATCATGTATGAAGTGGAGTGACCCCATGGGTGCACAGAATGGCAAGGATCTGCTGGTCAAGGTGGATATGACCGGGGATGGTCAGTTCGAAACCATTGCGGGACTGCGGGCCACGCGGATCAGTTTCAACGCTGAAAGCGTCGATGTGACCAGTCTCGAAAGCCAGGGGGGCTGGCGCGAGCTGTTGTCAGGTGCCGGGGTGCGCTCGGCGAATGTTTCTGGCTCCGGTGTGTTTCGCGATGAAAGCACGGACGAGCGGGCGCGGCAGTTGTTCTTTGATGGTATCACGCCGGATTTCCAGGTTGTTGTCCCGGATTTTGGGATCATCGAAGGCCCCTTTCAGTTGACCGCTCTGGAATACGCGGGCACGCACAACGGTGAGGCCACCTATGAGCTGTCGCTGGCCAGTGCCGGCGCGCTCACCTTCACGGCGGTATGACCCATGGCGAACCCGTTTGCAGGCGAGGTCGAAATCGTCGTCGATGGAAGGCCGTATACGTTGAAGCTCACGCTTGGGGCTCTGGCCGCTCTGGAGCAGAGCTTGGGTGAAGGTTCCCTCGTGGATCTTGTGAAGCGGTTCGAAGAGGGTCGGTTTTCCGCTGGCGATATTCTGTCGCTTCTGGTGGCGGGGCTGGAAGGGGGCGGACATGATTTGCGGGCCGAGGATCTGGCTCGGGCTGAGATTTCCGGCGGTCCATTGGGTGCAGCAAGGATCGCGGCGCAGCTATTGGCGCGCAGTTTTGCACTTCCGGAGGGGCAGGGATGAGCGGTTTTGACTGGTCTGCGTTGATGCGGCTCGGCCTGACTGGGCTGCGCCTGACACCGGATGCCTTCTGGCATCTGACGCCGGCTGAGCTGCGCCTCATGCTGGGGCCAGATAGGGCCGGGGCGGCGATGGACCGGGCTGGACTTCAGGATTTGATGTTAGCCTTCCCGGATGGGCCAAGGAGCGAGGAACAAACCGATGGCAGGAACTGAAATCGCTGAACTTGAACTGCGAAGCGAGGCTTTGGGCGACGCGCTTGGAGAGGCTGCAGGCATGGCGGCAAGTTTCGATACCGAACTGCGCCGGGTACGTGATGCCTTCGCGGCGACGGGCAAGGATGTGCAGACGCTGGAACGCGGCATGTCGCGGGGGTTACGCCGTGCCTTCGAGGGGGTGGTGTTCGACGGCAAGAGCCTGTCGGACGCGCTGGATAGCGTTGCGCGCTCGATGATCCGTACCACCTACAACGCCGCCATTCGCCCGGTCACGGATCATGTCGGCGGCATCCTGGCCTCTGGTGTGGGCAACCTCGTGAGCGGGCTTTTGCCCTTTGCCGACGGCGCGGCGTTTTCCGAAGGGCGCGTGATGCCCTTTGCCCGTGGCGGCGTTGTGAGCGGCGCCACCCTGTTCCCGATGCGCGGGGGGGTGGGTCTGATGGGGGAAGCCGGTCCCGAGGCAATTCTGCCCCTGCGCCGCGCCGCCGATGGCTCGCTTGGTGTGACCAGCGCCGGGGAGCGGCCGATGCAGGTGGTGATGAATATCACCACGCCCGACGTGCAGGGCTTTCAGCGCAGCCAGGGCCAGATCGCCGCGCGCCTGTCCCGCGCTTTGACACGTGGCAACCGCAACCGTTGAACAACTCAGGGAGATTTTGCGATGAGCTTCCATGAAATCCGGTTTCCGGCATCGCTCAGCTTTGGATCTGTCGGAGGTCCCCAGCGGCGCACCGATATCGTGACGCTGGCCAATGGTCACGAGGAACGTAACACGCCCTGGGCGCACTCGCGCAGGCGCTATGATGCGGGCTTGGGCCTGCGTTCACTGGACGATGTGGAGGTTCTGATCGCCTTTTTCGAGGCGCGTCAGGGCCAGATGTACGGCTTTCGCTGGAAGGACTGGTCAGACTACAAATCCGCGCGCGCCACGGCAGATGTCGATTACCGGGACGAGGTGATCGGGCTAGGCGACGGGGAAACGACCATTTTTCAACTGGCAAAGTCCTATCGCTCGGGTGAGACGCTCTATCGGCGCCCAATCGCCAAACCGGTCGCGGGGTCCGTTCGAATTGGCATCGAGCAGGAGGAACTGCGCGAAAGTGTCGACTATGCCCTTGATACCGCCACCGGGTTGATCACGCTTGTCTATCCGCCCGAGGCGGGCCTTCAGGTGGTCGCCGGTTTTGAATTTGATGTGCCGGTGCGCTTTGATACTGATCAGATCCAGACCAGCGTGGCCTCCTTCAAGGCGGGGGATGTGCCTACCGTGCCCATTGTCGAGGTGCGAGTCTGATGCCGGGTCCTGCACAGCCTTTTCTCGATCATGTCGCCACGGGGCTGACCAGCCTGTGTCGGGCCTGGGCTTTGACCCGGAAGGATGGTCAGGCCTTTGGCTTTACTGACCACGACCGGGATCTGTCGTTTGAGGACCTCTCGTTCAAGGCTGGCAGCGGTCTAACGGCCCGCGCTTTGCAGCAAGCCACGGGGCTGTCGGTTGACAACACGGAGGCGCTTGGGGCGCTTTCGGATGCAGCAATCCGGGAGGATGAGATTGCGGCCGGCCGGTTTGATGGCGCTGATGTGCGCTGCTGGCTGGTGAACTGGCAGGACATCTCGGTGCGCTGGCTGCAGTTTCGCGGCTCCATAGGGGAGCTGCGGCGCGCAGGCGGCGCATTCGAGGCTGAACTGCGCGGGCTGAGCGAAGCGCTGAACCAGCCTCTGGGACGGATCTATCAAAAGCCCTGCACTGCCGTGCTGGGGGATACGCACTGTGGTTTCGACTTGAACACGCCCGGCTATGCCGAAGAGCGCGCAGTAGAGCGCAGCGAAGAGGGCCGGGATTTCTTCTGGGACGATCTGTCTGGGTTTGAACTGGAGTGGTTCACGCGCGGCCGCCTGACCGTGTTGGACGGGGTAGCCAAGGGATTGTGGAGCGCGATCAAACAGGATCGCAGCGAGGGGCAGCAGCGCCGGATCGTGCTGTGGGAACCTTTGCGCGCCGCCATAGCCCCTGGTGATATGGTTCGGCTCGAGGCGGGCTGCGACAAGAGGAGGGAAACCTGCCGTCTGAAGTTCAACAACCTTCTGAACTACCAGGGCTTCCCGGATATCCCGGGCGAAGACTGGGTGATGTCGGTCCCAAAATCCTCCGGGATCAACACAGGCGGAAGCCGCCGATGACAGGGGGCGCGGTTGTTGCAAGAGCGCGCTTGTGGCTGGGGACACCCTATGTGCATCAGGCCAGCTGCCGCGGCGCTGGTTGTGATTGTCTTGGACTGATCCGGGGAATCTGGCGCGAACTGGGTGGGGATGAGCCAAAAGCCCTGCCGCCCTACACGATCGACTGGTCCGAACCGCAGGGACAGGAGCGGCTGTGGCAAGGCGCGCGCAGGCATCTGCACCCCAAGCCCCTGCACCAAGCATCGCTTGGTGATGTGCTGCTGTTCCGCATGCGGGCGGGATCTGTGGCAAAACATCTTGGCATCCAGTCCTGGCTCGGCTCGGGACCTGAGGGCGGCGGAGCACTGCCGCGCTTCATCCATGCCTATGCGGGGCGGGGCGTTGTGGAGTGCGCGCTCAGCACCCCCTGGCGGCGCCGGATCGTGGCGCGATTTGCATTCCCGCAAGAGGGGCTCTGATGGCAACTATTCTTCTTTCCGCGGCGGGCGCCGCAATTGGCGGGGCTGTCGGTGGCACTGTGGCGGGCTTGTCTTCTGTCGTGATCGGGCGCGCCATCGGGGCAACCTTGGGGCGGGCCATCGATGAGCGCCTGTTCGGGGCCGGATCGGATCCGGTGGAGACCGGAAAGGTCAATCAGTTTCGACTGACCAAGGCCAGCGAAGGTGAACCCATCGCACAGGTCTTTGGCCGCACCCGTGTCGGCGGTCAGGTGATCTGGTCCACGCAGTTTCTGGAAACCAGCCAGACCACCGGCGGGGGCGGGAAAGGGGCGCCGCGTCAGCCCACCGTCACCCGCTACAGCTACTCGGTGTCGGTGGCGATAGCCCTGTGCGAGGGTGAGATTACTTCGGTCGCCCGCATCTGGGCCGACGGGGAAGAAGTCTCGCCGCTGGATCTAAATATGACGGTCTATCGAGGCACGCCCGATCAGGCGCCCGATCCGCTGATGGAGGCGGTCGAGGGCGCGGGGCGGGTACCAGCCTACCGGGGAACCGCCTATGTGGTGATGGAGAACATTCAGCTCGAGCGCTTTGGCAACCGGGTGCCGCAGTTCTCATTCGAGGTGATCCGTGCAGAACAGCCCGGTGGACCAGAGTATGCGGACGATCCAAGCCAGCTTGTGCGCGGTGTCGCGCTGATGCCGGGGACCGGAGAGTACAGCCTTGCAGCCAGTCCGGTTAATTATTCCGGCGGGCTTGGCGATATACGCGCCGCCAATACGCATACGCCCTCGGGGCAGACGGATCTTTTGACATCTTTGGCGGCTTTGGAGGAGGAACTCCCGGCCTGTGATGCGGCCTCCTTGGTCGTGTCCTGGTTCGGGGATGATCTACGCTGCGGTGAATGCCAGATTAGGCCCAAGGTGGAACAAAAGCGCGCTGACGGGGTCAGCATGCCCTGGCGTGTCTCTGGGTTGACCCGCGCAACAGCCGAAGAGGTTTTGAAGAACAGCGAAGACTCGCCGGTCTTTGGTGGCACGCCGGCAGATGCTGCAGTGATCGAGGCGATCCAGGCCATGCGCGATCAGGGGCGCCGGGTTATGTTTTATCCGTTCATCCTGATGGAACAGCCCGAAGGCAATGGTCTCCCCGACCCCTGGAGCAACAGCGCCGATCAGCCGCATCTTCCCTGGCGGGGGAGGATCACGCTGTCGATCGCGCCCGGACGCAGCGGCTCACCGGACCAGAGCGCGGCTGCCGATGCGCAGGTGGCCGCTTTCATGGGGATCGCACAGGCGTCAGATTTCGTGGTTTCAAACGGCTCGGTCAATTATGCAGGCCCCGAGGACTGGGGGCTGCGGCGCTTCATCCTGCACAATGCCGCCCTTTGTGCCGCAGCGGGCGGGGTCGAGGCCTTTTGCATCAGCTCTGAAATGCGCGGCCTCACGCAGATTCGTGGCGCCAGTGGGTTTCCTGCGGTAGAAGCCTTGCGGGATTTGGCAGCCGAGGTGCGGCAGATTCTCGGACCGCAGGTCAAGATCGGCTATGCGGCGGATTGGTCGGAATACTGGGGCTATACCAGCCCCGACGGGAACCGGTATTTCCATCTCGACCCGCTGTGGGCGGACCCGCAGATAGACTTCATCGGGATCGACAACTACATGCCCCTTTCAGACTGGCGCCAGAGCGAGAACCATCTGGATGCGGCGGCAGGTGTGCCTGCGATCTATGATCTTGAGTATCTGCGCCGTAATATCGAAGGCGGCGAGGGATACGACTGGTTTTACCATTCGCCCGAGGCTGAAGCGGCCCAGATCCGCACGCCTATCACCGATGACGCCCATGACGAGATCTGGGTCTGGCGCTACAAGGATATTCGCAACTGGTGGGCCAATACCCATCACGAGCGCATCGGCGGCGTGCGACAGGCTGCTCCCACGGCGTGGGAGCCGCATAGCAAACCGATCTGGTTCACCGAACTGGGCTGCGCCGCCATAGACGGGGGCACCAATCAGCCGAACAAGTTCCTTGACCCCAAAAGCTCAGAATCCAGACTGCCGAAATATTCGAACGGGCAGCGGGACGATCTGATTCAGCGACAATACCTGCGGGCGATGCTTGGCTATTGGAGCGATCCGACAAATAACCCGACCTCGCCGGAATATGATGCGCCCATGGTGGATATGACCAACGCCTATGTCTGGGCCTGGGACGCGCGACCCTTTCCAGCCTTTCCGAATGAAGTGGAGGTGTGGAGCGATGGGAATAACTACCTGCGTGGTCATTGGCTCAACGGGCGGGTCGGGCAACGCAGCCTGGCTTCGGTGGTTGGTGAGCTGTGCAACCGCTCCGGGCTAGCAGATATCGACACGAGTGCTCTTTATGGAATTGTGCATGGGTATGCCCTTGAAAGCATAGAAGACGCACGCGCCTCCCTGCAGCCCTTGATGCTGCGGCACGGGTTCGATGCGATTGAGCAAGACGGCTTGTTGCGGTTTCGCCAGCGCACCGGGCGCGATGTCCAAGGTTTAGACCTGGAAGCTCTGGTGGATAGCAGCGAGGTTGAGGGCGGCCTGAACCAGATACGCGCAGGCGAGGCGGAACTGGCCGGTCGCGTACGTCTGCGGTTCTCAGAGTGGGGCGCGCGCTATGATCTGGCTTCTGAAGAGGCGATCCTACCGGATGATGCCACCCGTGCCGTCAGCCAGAACGATTTGGCGCTGATGCTGACCCGGGCCGAAGCGCGTCAGACCGTGGACCGCTGGCTCATTGAGGCCAGGATCGCGCGGGATACGGCCCGGTTCGTGCTGCCACCCTCGCTGCTGGGGATTGGTGTTGGAGACGTTGTCGCACTGCCTGCCATCGGTCCCTTGGGCACGGAACAGGGTGGAGAACACCCAGCTCGCGCGCTGTTCCGGCTGGACCGGATCGAAATGGCCGAGGCGCAAATGGTTGAGGCGGTCCGGATCGATCCCGGTGCCTATGAACCCGCTGACGTGCCTGAAGACCTGCCCCGCGCTAGCGCCTTTGTGGCGCCAACTCCCGTGGCGCCCTTCTTTATGGATTTGCCCTTGCTGACCGGAGATGAAGTCCCCCATGCTCCCCATCTTGCCGTGACGGCTGATCCTTGGCCGGGAACCGTGGCTGTCTATGGCGCCCCGTCGGATGAGGGATATGCGCTGGAAGAGATCATAGCCGCGCGATCCATCGTGGGTGTGACCGAAACGCCGCTTCCGGCGGGGCCCTTGGGGCGCTGGGATCGAGGCGCGGACTTGCAGCTGCGCCTGATCTCTGGGAGCCTAGAGGCGCGCGACAGTCTGGCCGTACTCAATGGGGCGAATGCCTTGGCCATTGGCGACGGGAGCAATGGCAACTGGGAGATTATCCAGTTCCGCGAAGCTGAGCTGGTCGCGCCGAATACCTATCTGCTGCGCGGACGTTTGCGCGGGCAACTTGGTAGTGACGGGCTGATGCCAGAGGTTTGGCCGGAAGGTTCCTTTGTGGTTCTGCTGGACGGAACGCCTCAGCAACTGGACCTGCCACTCGACCAGAGGCGGATTGCGCGCCATTACCTTATTGGCCCGGCACGTCGGGGTTATGAAGATCCAAGCTATGTCCATCGGATTGAAGCCTTTGATGGCAACGGATTGCGACCCTATGCGCCGGTCCATCTGCGGCTCAGCGGCGCGCTGGGCGCCGATGTCGCGGTGAGCTGGATCCGTCGCACCCGGATCGAAGGGGACAGCTGGGATCTGCCGGATGTGCCCCTTGGCGAGGCGCGTGAACAGTACAGGGTTCGTATTCTGCGCGGTCAGACCCTGTTGCGCGAAGACATCACAACCCAAAGTGCCTGGGCATACGATTTGGCTATGCAAGCGGTCGATACAGTCATGCCCGGGGATATGTTCGAAGTTGCGCAACTGTCGGATCGTTTTGGGGCAGGCTTTGCGGCGAGGGCCGTTCTGGAATGA